TGATAATGTGCGACCTATAAATATAGCCGTAAAGCCAGGTGTAAACACTATATAGTCTGCAGGAGCAAAACGCACTCCCTTCTTTTTTGGCTGAGGCTCTGCCCAGCGAGTGACAGCCATACCGTAATTTAAAAGTCCAGTAGTCTGATCAATGATGCCAGTGGCTTCTTGTGCGGTGAATGGTATTAAAAGTTTTTGATCAGGTGTATCGCCTTCAGAAACTGCAATAAAAGCACAACCGCCGATAAAAGCGTCGTGCTTTGCCTGGCTTATGACACTAAACCCATTTATGAGCTGCAGAGTATCGTTAATACCGTAAGTATCATTTGCAAAACCATCAAAAACAACGCGATCAGATAAAGTATTTACTGCTCGGCTGGCCCATCCAATACCTGGACGGTGGTGTATCATTTTTCTTGGAGTGGAAATACCAAAGTCACGAGTATCGTGATCGGCATTATAATAGTCGTATTTATTCTGTACTTCTGACTCGTGAGAAGCAAGGCATTTTAGTAGCTTTTGTGCTACACCTTCGGCTATTTGGACTAGTGGGCTTTCTAGCGGCTGGTTTTCCATTAATCTTCCTTTTAAGCCAGATTTGCCGCTCCGTAGACGTAATTGTTATCGCTTATTATTATAACAGATACTATGATTGTACCATAAGTGGTTTGCCTATTTGCGGTAACTCTGATATGCGTATATAAGCACCTGGCTTACCCTTCCTATATTCTGCAGAAACAGTAAGTTTTGGGACGTCTTGCCATTTGTCGTCACGTAATACTAAGGCATCAACTAGCATGTCTAGGATACTGGTCATGCGGTTATCAAGGTCAGCTCTAACTTTAGTGCCAAAGTATATTGTGGCATCAACATGAACTGGATAAAAAAATCGTTCTCTTGTTTGTTGCCTTACTTGCCAAATTGCCTTATCCTGCCATTGAGTAAATTTTGTACTCGGAATTGATACCCCTGATCGCAAATTAATACGCGAGTTTTTCTTACTCGGTATGCTGCCATCTAAGACTAATTCAACCATAGCTTTATGCAGGTATTATTTTCTTAGTGACTGGATCAACCTTAAATTTGCCCTTTTGTCCTTGTAGGTTATCAATGGTGCTTTGTAGACCAGTCTTAAGGCCTGGATCTTGTATGCTATCAACGATTTGCTGGGCCTTTGTGACGTTGCCAGCGTTTAAGGCGTCCTCCATAGCTTTTTGAGCTGCATTCTCGGTTCGTAGTCCGCCAGATGTCAGAACGGCTTTGTTATCAGGGCTTGATTTATAGTTTTGAAGTAAGCCGTTACGACTTTTGTATCCCTCAGTTATAATCTTGCCCTGACAGCCTCCATGCCTCTTAAAAACGTCGGCTGGCGGATCTGTAAAAGTACCTGTTTTAGACTGACACCAAGGACAGGCTTTTGCACTTTCGGTTCGCTTTACAGTAGGAAACTTATTGCTTTGTTTGGCATTCTTAAATGCGTCCTGCTGGGCCTTTGAAGCCATACTTGTAAGGTAGTTCTGGATATACTCTTCAAGGCCGACTGTGCCATTTGAAACGCTATTACTAGCTACTTTAGCCAGTCCAAAGTGTCGGTCATCAATCCCTGGCCCTTTTGTATGAGTTATCTCAAAGTCAAAAGCATTCATATTATAGATTTTGTCGTATATTGTTTGGCCGACTTCTTTCAGTAGTATTTCTTGGTTAAGTTGCCTTACCTCTGGTGAAATTTCGGGATTATTAATAGTAGCTACGGCTTCCATGACTTTAGGAGTAAGTTTATTGGCTAATTCGGCGTAGTTCATTCTGGAAAGTCCCAATTATTTATAATCACCTGAATGTCGTCAAGCTGACTGACTACTTTATTTATTCGTTTTGGACTATAGGAATGACTTCTTATAGGCTCTTTGGTGGATACAAGCACATCTATGAATTTAGAGGCCTGTAGATCAGTCAGTGTGTAGGTAACCTCCGCAATAGTACCTGCATTTTTTACAGTATCAGCATTATCACTAACAATACCAGTGGAAAGAAGCAACTCTTTTACTTCCTTAAACTCTTTTGTCTTAATAACAGCTAGGTCAGCTATGTATTTACTTTGTGCTTCCGAGGCCATTTACAACCGCCTTTTGATCTTTATTCTCCGATACATCTACTGTAGCACCATTAAGGTGGATGCGCATAACACGCTCACCCTCTTGATTAACAGTAAACTCGACTCGCTCCCAGTCTTCATTGAGCTTTTTGGCTTCTTGCTTAGTGACGACTAACACGTTTCCGTTGAACTTATTTACATAGGGTATTTTTCGTGCTGCCATAGTGCTTATATTTTATCACGAAAAGAGAAAAGACCGCCTAAGCGGTCTGATCTCTGCTAGGTGGTTAAGCTCTAGGAGCTTGCGCCAGCTTCGCTGATGATGCTGAAGGCTTCACCGTCGAAGATTGCAAAACCGAAGACTGCCTCGGCACGAATTGCAATTTCGTTGGTTCGCTTCAAGTCACCTGCGCCATCTGGGTCACCGTATTCGATGGTTTCCAGTGGAACTTCGCGAGCTACACCCCATTGGAAGGCGTTCCAGTCACCCAAGATAGCTTGGATACTGACTTCACTTGGCTCAAGTTCCTGTCGGCCGCTAACAGTGTCGCTAGCTGCAGCCTGAAGACCCTGGAAGGTTTCAAAACCGAAACCAAGACCAAGCTCAGGGTAAAGAGGTCGATTTTGGTCGTCCTTTTTACGAGCTAATTGACCAGCGTAAACTGGGTCAAGAGCGATACCAGTTGCAACGTAACCAGCTTCCTGCAGGTCTGAAGCTGCAGTTTCGAGGTCAGCTTGGACGTCACCAGTAGCGACAACACGGCTTACACCGTTTCCAGCTTTATCGAAGTAGTTAGAAACGCTAGACGAGATTTCACCAGTTTTAGGGTTAATACCGTGAATGGCGATCAAGTCTAATGCACGACTAAGTGCTGTAGCGACGTTGGCAACTAAGCTGTCAACAATCCCAGCCTGGTAGTCTTCGTCGGCCCACATAAGTTCTTGGCTGAAGCGGTAGGTAATTTGAACTTTGTAAGTAGTAACGGTTTCTTTGCCAGGAGTGCCGTCATTAGAGCTTTTGTTAGCACCTTCGCCTACTAGTTCCGCTTTTGGAGTGGTAGTAAACGTAAAGTGGTCGGTGCTTCCGACTTTAATTTGTGGAAGTGTTGGTGCAAGTCGAGACAATACGCCACCACGAATGTTTTTAGTCCAAGACTTGCCAGTGTGATTAGCAAGATCAAGGGCAGTAGTTAATAGAGGGTTACTCATTTTAGTATTCCTTGTAAGTTGTTAGGTTGTTAAACGGTTAGTCGTCAGACTTTTTACCGAATAATTTACCTGCTAGGGCCTTGGAGTCGGTAGCCTCGCCTTCGGGCTTCCTTTGCTTGTCGATCTTTACGCCGCCGCCTGGTAAGCCTTTCGACAGCTTTTCAGCTCTCGATCGCATATCATCTACAGTGTCGCCTGTGACAAACTCTGCCAAGTCATCGGATAATTTGAATTCGTGAATGATTTTAACCTTATCGGTTTCAAGCTTAGCTTCGCCAAGCTGCTTGTTAAGGTCGGATACGGCTGTATCTTTCTCCGCAAGCTTCGTTTCGTATTCAGTTTTGATGGAGTCAACTTTACCAGCCTTTTCCTTGAGTGTGTCGTAATCGGCAAATTTGCCGCGCTCACGTTCAAGTCGCTTTTCAATAACGCTGTCTACATCGGCTTGAGTAAGTAGATTATCGTCTACCTTTTTGAACTCATCGCCATCCTTTGTAAAATATTCAGCCATTCCGCTTTTCCTTTCCGAGGCGTAACTCGTTTTTTCTGACTGATTTCACTATAACATAAGCGTGTTAAATGCAACAAGATTTTTGAATAACTTTTGTACTCTAGCGTCGGTTATAGACGTCGCAATAGATTTGGTAGCGATGATATTGAGCTAAAGTATCGTCTAGATTGACTACTGAATTAACAACTGCATGAGTAATATTGTCCGAGTAAGCTTCAAGGCCGATAATCGCGTCAGCAATCTCGTTGGCTAGATCGCTTGCCGTGATCCTACTATCTTTGTGGTATACCTCAATCAATATTTCAGCTCGATCCAAAACCATAGCTTCACGCGGTCCGCCTGTTCGATCGACTAGTATGAACTTGACTGGCAATGTCTTCGGCTTATCGCCGCTGACTGGCCAGCCACTTCCGACTAGAGCTTGGAGCCAGGCTATAACTGAGGTTTCAACATTAGCCATTTATACATTCCGCCCTGAAATACCTGTTCCATCGAGTAGGGGTATTGGCATCCATGAATACGACGCTATCGCTGTCTAGGTGGAATACTTTACCATCCCAAGTAACATCCGAGTCACTAACATCATCAGTGCAAGCCTTTGGTATGTGTATTCGGACCTGATCGCGGCTTTGGTCCATAGCTTGCTGCTCCCTAATTGAGGTAGGTTCAGTGATTGGAGCTATCAAACAGTCGTCAACATCAATATCAGTAGTAGTAAAGGTCGCATTGTTCAATGCGTCTACTCCACTGGCAACTTGCTTTGAAAACGTAAGCTGAATACCCTGCATAAGCATTATTTTACCATATAAGAGTATAATACTGTTTATGGCGGAAATGGAGAAGTGGCTAGATATTGTTGGCTATGAAGGATACTACCAGGTCAGTAATCTTGGTAGGGTCCGATCACTTGATAGGGCAATGTATGTAGACGATATTAGGTACTCGAAATCACGTTGGGTCGTGCGTAAGGGCAAAATACTTAAAAATTATGGAAACGGTAAAAAGAGGCATCAAGTAATATTACGAATGTTCGGTGGTGGCAAGACCTATTCAGTACATAGATTAGTTGCAATGCACTTTGTGCCAAACCCAAAACACCTGCCAGTCGTAAACCATTTAAATCATAACCACCATGATAATCGTGCTAGCAATCTAGAATGGTGTACGCAAAAACATAATATTGAACATGCCATAAAGGCTGGCCGCATGAAACATATATACGATCAAACCCACGCTACAATAACAGCTAACCAAGCAACGACTATTAAAAAACTACTTGAAAAGGGCATTACGCGTTCTGAAATAGCTAGGATAACTGGATCTAGCTACGACATCGTTTACCATATCGCTAAAGGCCATACCTGGCGACACATTTGACGTCAATATTTAGCTCCAGAAAATGCCTGGGGGAAATTGCTCCCACAAAAGTGGCAT